TTCTTTTCTAGCTTCAACAGCTGTATCTCTACTATCTTGTAATTGTTTTTCTGTAAAGTCAGCTTCACCATCTTTAGATACTTCTGTTTTTCCTTTTACAGATTTTAAAGAAATGTCTTTTTCTGAATACTTATTACCTTCTAAGCTAAATATTTGTATACCGTCTTTTCTTAACTCTAGATCTGTTAGTCCAACTACACCAGTTTTAAAAACTCTTTCTTTAGCAGATTTTCTAACTCTCCTGTCTTCATAAAAATTAAAATCTAAATAAGTAGTATAACCAAAACTAGCAGCTATTTCATTTAACATTTGGGCATACTCAACTTTTCCAGTGAAAAAGTTAAATCTATTTGTCCCGTCAGGTTGTAAAATTATCTCGCCAGTTATAGGATCTTTATAACCACCATCAACAATTTTAGAAGCATCATAGTGATGACTTCCAACTCTCATAGCTAATGCAATATTATTTTCTAAAGCTTTTGCTAAACCTACACCAGTCTCTAAACCACCAACACCAAATGCTTCTTCTATTATTTTATCCTCTATATAGTCTCTAGCGGCATTTCTAAGTCTAGTAACAGTTTCAGACTCTGCAGCATGTTTGTTTTTACTTAAGCTTTCAGTTCCTAAAACTTTGTCTAAAGTTTTTTCAGTGTTAGTAATAGCATTTCTATCTATTATCCAGTCCATTTTAGAAGACTCTGTAAGGTCAGGATTTTCCGATGCATCAAATAGCTTAGAAAACCTCATAAATGTTTTAGCTAAATCGTTAGAAGTTTTAGTTTCTATATTACCTTTTTTATCTCTAGGAGTATTAATAATAGATCCGTTTATTCTATTCATTTCGTTATCACCCTTTTGTAAGGCAATTTTTATTTCTTTAGCTAAAGCTTTCTCATCTTTAAATCTTACTTTATCTACGGCAGCAATTACATATGGTTGATATGTCTTTATGTAGTTATTAAAGTCCTCAGCATCTAAATCGAATATTCTCTTAGTTGATCTACTTATCTCAGCGCTAGCTATCTGACTTTTTAGTTTTTGTCTAAAATCACTTTGTAATTCTCTACCGGTTAGCTCAGTTAAATCTTTTAATCTAGAGTCTATAGCATCGTTAGTTCCAGATGATTCTAGTATCTGCTCTACGACAGCTTTACCCATCAATTGACCTGCTATGCCCTGTTTCCTTGTTTGTGCCTTAAAAGTCTCGAAAAAAGCTTTTTTATTAGCTGGCGAGTTAAAGTCAAACGTTGGGTTTATTCTTATAAATTCAGGTTGAGAAGTAACACCGTGTAGAGACTTTATCATTTTATCAGTAGTTTTACCAAACCAATCGCTAGTATATCGAGGTATAAAATCTACAGCTTTGCCACTAGCATCTTTTACCAGCTGTCCGCCAACAGACTTCTGAACCATACCTTTAGGTAATGTTGTTGATCCTTTTTTATTAAACTCTCTAGCAGCTATATCACTAAAGTAAGAAGACTGTATGTTCTTAACTATTTTTTCAAAGTTTTCATTGTAGTAGTTTTCTAAGCTTTTACCAGTGCCCATTGATTTATATATAGGTCCTTCTTTTATATCTCTACTTTGAACAACTTGCTTTCTTATGTCTCTTAAAAAGTTAGACATACTTTGATTAGGTCCTCCTACATTAGAAATATCTGATAGCTTATCAAATCTAATTTTTAAAGAAACCTCTTTTACATATTCACCAGTGTTTTGCTTTTCGTTATTTACTTCTACCTCTTTAGGTAACCCAGTTCTATCTATTATAGTTTTTGGCTTTTCACTTTTTACTTCTCTATCTTTAGCTAAAGCAATGTCAGTAGCTTCTTCTGGTGATATAAATCCAGACTCTAATGATTTTATTTCTCTAGAAGTTTCTTCTGGTGCTCTATCTAAAGATACCTCAGATCCCTTCTTTATGCCAAACTCACCTTTTAATACGTCTCCTTTTCTAAAATTAATTCTAGGCATTATGTATCCACCAAAAGAGTTATTTTGCTCAGGATTAAAACTTGCAATATCTTTAGCAAGTTTAGATCTAACCTCTTGCATAAAAGCTTCTTTACCTGCTTTTAAATTACTAGCTCCAATTTTAGAACCTATGTATTTATTAAATATTTCTTTTATATTATTATTGTTTTTGCTTAATAAATCTCTAACAACTGACTCAGATTTCTTTTTCCATGCTTCGTTGCTAATGCTATACACGCCATCTCTTTTACCTCCTACTATACCATCAAGCTCTTTATTAGATCGCTGCATTTGCTCTTTAGACATATTAGGATCAAAATCTTTTAGCATTTGCTCAGCTTTAGCTTGAACTTCTGGGCTTGTATTGCCAAGCCTAACGCCTTGAGAAAACCTTTTAATAAATTCAAAAGCATCTGCACCTTTGCTAAAGTCTAAATTTTTAAAAGGAGTATTGCTCTCCATTAATATACTTATTTTTTCACCTGCTTTGCTAAATGAATTTTTAGATGCAAAAGTCCCACCAGCTATTACTTCAGAAGTTATAGCTACTACCTCTTTGTCAAACTCTCCTAAACCTCTATTGTTTAGTATTGAATCTACTTGTTCTTTAACACTGGCAGGTAAAGAGTTTTTAAATTCTTTTATAAAAGCTGTAGCTTTAGCTTTTGACATTTTGTCTAAAACATTATCAAATAACGGGTGTGTTATTTCATGTATATCTAAAGAAGTTGCATAAGTATCATATGCATGCTTTTCGTTTATATATATAACGGGTTTACCAGATTTAGACTTCCCTAAGAAAAAACCTTGAGTATCGGATTCGTCTGTTTTTATCCCTTCTTCTACTAAAGCTTTTTTAAATTCGTCTGGGCCTAAAGGTTTGTATTCTACGTCTTTTAAGTTTACTCCGTCTCCATAAGTATCTAACACTTTTTGCTGTAAAGACTTTCTATTTTTATATGCTTCTTCTTTAGCAAAATTATTTGATGATTTTTCAATTTCTTCTATTGATTTTTTTAAAGAATTTATTTCACTAGATCTATCTACTCCATCATCAATTGCCAACAACTCTCCTATTTGTTTCTTTTTATTACTTAAATCCCTAGCATAATCAAACCAAGTTGACATAGCTTTCGTGCCATCTTGTATACCACGCTCTCTACCTTGAATTATCCACTCATGCATCAAGCTTAGATTTCCTAATATCTCTGTTCTAGCCCTGTTGTTGCCAGAAAAAGGACCTCTTGGATCTAATATTATTCCAGCTGTTCTATCCATGTTAGGTACAGATAATGCTTTTATAGCTATATCTGTAGGTATTTCTGATCCATTAGCCATCAATTTCCCAACAGCATACGTATCAGCCATTAATTGCTCTCCACCTTCATCTCTTAGGCTTGATTCAAATTCCTGAAGTTTTAACCCTTGCTTTAAATTGTATTTAGCAGTTTCTAAATCTTTCTTTCTTTTTTGTTGCTTTTCTGTTAAATTTTCTTGATCTAAACCTTCTTTTTTAATTAACTCTTCAAACCTAGACTCTACCTCAGCTTCAGAAAGCTCACTAAGTTCAAAACCATTAGCATCTTTAGTTTTTGATTTAAACTTATTTAACAAATCTAATGCTCTAGCACCACCACTAGCATTAGCGTTCATTTCACCTCTGTAAAAAGCTACGTCATTTTTAATAGCTCTTTTCATGTCTTGAAGACCTTTACTTAGGTTTACAGTACCAAGTGCTGCAACCATCATCCAAGTAGATACAAGGTTGTCTAGTTGAAGAATATCTACATTTCCATCTCCGTCTGTATCTAAATCATGACCAGCAAGTATAGTTTCACCTAGCTGACCAGCTGTCATTACGCCAGTTCCAACAGTTGGCTTTGTAATTCCATTTACTATGTTGTTGAAAGTTTTAGAGCCTTTACTTAACTGATAATAAGCTTTCCTATACGATGGAGATTTCAACATCTTGTTAGTAGTTCCTTTTAACAAACTACCAGTTCCAGCAGCACCAATAGCAAACAAAGGATTCATTCTTTCCTCACCTAACGGTTCCATAACTTTATTTCTAGCTTCTATTACTGCAGCTTCTGTAGCGACAGCTGTAGTAAACTTAGCTATAGGCTTTTGGTATTTACCAAGTCTTTTGCTGTTCATTATAGCTTTTTCAAAGAAGTTTTCCATTTGCTTTAGCTTCTGAGGACCTATAGCTTTTCTAGTATATCCAAATTCTAAAGCTATTTGAGCAAAACCTAATAAACCTTCACCTGTAGTTTGCTCTATAACACCTGGATTAATTTTATCTTCAATTTCTTTAGATCTTTCAGCTCCTAGTCTCTCTCTAGTAAAGTTATAAAACTGTTCCATCTCATCAGTTTTTCTTAGATCTTTATCTCTATAAGGAACACCTGGGCCACCTAAAGCTTTATTAACATCACTTACTTTATCTACAACACTTTGACCAAATATATCTAAAAAGTTTACGTTCTCTTCCGCGTCTGTAGGTTTATAATTTAAAGCTATTGACCTTTGAACAATCATTAATTGATCTAGCTTTTCATTATATTTTCTAGCTAATATGTCATTTTTATTAATATACTTTAGACCAGGAACAAGACCTCCTCCAGCCATGTTGCTTTTTCTTTGTAATGCAAACGGAGAGTCATCATCTTCAAATCTACCTAATTTACCAGCTAAATAAGCAACCTCATTTACAAGTTTATTTTCAGCAGTGTACATTTCTTCTAACGTGCTGTCACCCCAAACTGATTCAGCTTGTGCACTTTTGTAAGATTCATTTTCCACATCATCACTAGAAGCTGAAGATCTTTTTATAATTTTACCTTTAGTAGGATCATACCACTGGCTAGGAACACCATCTTCACTAAAGCTAACTAGTTCTTGGTTTCTTATTTCTTGTAGCTCTTTCTTATAAGAAGATATTTGTTTTAAGATTTCTTGCTGCTCTGATTGAGGAGCTTTTTTTAATTGAAGTAATGTTAACTCGTCTTTTAAAGACTGCAAGTTTCTATTTAGTTGACTTGCTTTTTGAGCTGGAACACTAGTGTAAGTCTCAGCTACCTCTATATTATTTAATATAACGTTTTGCTGAGCTTGATTTATTATTTTATTTGGTATATTAAAAGTACCGTCTTCGTTTTGTATAGAACTTCTTGATATTTTATTTTCGTATAATAACTTACCAATCTCTTTGTTTAATTCAAAAGTTTCTTGGTATTGACCTCCTAAATAAACACCATAATCAACATTAGCTAACATTTTTTCATCTTGAAATATAGCTTCTGTATTTTTTTCCTCTTCAGTTTCAAATTCGTAACCAAAATCCTCTATCAACTGCTTGCCTGCTTGCATTATAGGTTTAGTCATGAAAGGATCAATCTCTCCAGAAGACATTGGTTTGTCAAGTTTTATAAATTCAAAGCCTTCAGACGCTGGCTTACCTTGCATAACTGAGTTAGTGTTATCCCAGTTATTTAACCACCAGTTTTTACCTTCTAAACTTTGATTCCAATCTTCATTATCACTAGAACCGTCTTGGTTAATTACAGGTTTCATAAACTCAGTGTATATAAACTTTTCATCTGGATCTAAATCTACGTCGTTATTCTCAGTAGTTACCGGTTGTTTTTCTTCTTTGACTATTTCTGGCTTTGTTTCAGGTTTTACATTATACTGCATTACTTTAGCCTTGTTCTTAGCTAAGTAATCAGAAAAAGTTAAACCTTCTAAAGCGGCAAGTTCTTTAATTTGACTTTCAGAAAATGTTTCGCCGTTTATTTCGTACATGTAGTATTATTTTATAAAACTTTGTAATGGAAGCTTTTCACCGTTAGCCACGGCATTTATGTATGGTAAAACTATTTGTTGGTATGCATCGTAAAAGTCATATCTTTGAGAAGCTGTTGTAGCTTTGTCAGTAAATAAATCTTTTAGAGTTATTCCAATTGGGTTTCCTTCGTGTGTTAGTTCTAGATCAGCAAATTGAGGATAATTTTTAGCTCTGTTTATTATTGATATTATGTCCTGCATTAAAGGAGCAGCACCAGTCATTTTAAATAAACCTTCTTGTTCTCTTACACCTTTACCATAATCTTTGTTTAAAAATGGATTTATAGGATACATTATACTTTCGTCTCCTCCTGAATATCTATCAAAAACACCTTTACCAAAAAGTGCTTTTAAATTTTGTTGTCCTGAATCTGCTGAGTCAGCTTTTTGAAACGTTCCATTTCCTAATCCACGCATAACTTGTGTTGTTGTAAATACAGGTCTACCAACTTGATCAGTTGAGCTTTGGAATTCTTTTACTAAATTTACAGCTGTTGTGGTATTTTTACTTACAGCACTTTTTGTAGCTACACTACTATTGTAGCCTTTTTCTAAGTTGTCTAAATAAGATTCTATTTCAGGACCAAACTTCATGTTGTCTTTACTGTTAAACTTACCTCCTTCTAAATATTCTATAAAGTTTCTATATCCTTTACCATTACCTAAATTAAATACTGTTCCAGGTTCTTTAACTTGTGTAACTTCTTCACCATCGTCATTAAAAACTTGCTCAGTCACTCTACCTATATATACTTTAACATCATCACCAGATTTTTCTATAGTAGCGTTTGCCAGCTTTTTATTATAATTTTCTTTATAAGTTTCAAATTTTTCTTGAAGTTCACCAGGAGTAGAAGATGTTAAATCTTCAACCATAGGGTTTATGTCGTCATTAACGTCTCCAACAAATTTATCAAAAGTAGTATTTCCAACTACAGGATTGTTTTTATTATTAGAACCTCTAGGAGAGCTAGGTTTGTATATTTTAGGATCACCAACTATAGACTCATCTCTTTCAGTACCGTTTAACTTTCTAACCATATCTACTGATTCTTGAGCTAGCATTTGTCTCATTTCAGCCTTTTGAGCATCAGACCCAGTCCACTCAGTGTCTTGCTCTAGCACATCTGCCCAATAAACTTTACTATAAATAGGATCTTCAGCCATTTTCTTTATAGTTGTATCAGTTTTAGCTATTTCATCTACTAAACCTTCCATAGCCTTAGTGTTAACTTTTAATGTAGAATAATTAACGCCTCCATTGTCTGTCTTAGTATAAGAGTAAAAATCAGTACTTAAAGTTTTATCATTGTCTACACCACCAAGCCTAGATTTAGCATAAGAGGTTAATCTATCTTTGTATTCAGGAACTCGTAAAAACATATCTCTATCAGAGTCTTTAGCTACAAGATATTCGTCAACATTAAATACAGTTCCGTTTTTATCTTTTAATATTGTTTGACCTAAATCATTAGAAATTATACCAACACCGCTTTCACCGTTCACCCAGTCTTGTAGAAGTTTAGCCTCATTTAAGTTCATGTTAGTAACACTTATTGCATTTTCTTCACCTATTCCAAATCTTAACGATTCTTTGAGTTCTATAGCTTCTGCAGCAGCCTCTGACATACCGGTTGTATAAGTATCAATAGAGTTACTTATATTTGTTATCATTTTAGCGCCAACAACAGGGTCTATATATCCTTCTTCACCTGGAAGTTTTTGCATGCCTTGTCTTATTTTTACAACTTCATTTATTTGGTTGTTCCAATAGTCGTTTTGCTTGCCTTGAAATGTTTCACCGCCTCCTTTTACACTAGATACCTTGTCAAACATTTTACCAGCTAAAGCAGCGTCTTGCTTTTGTAAGTCTAGTATTGCTTTTCTATTAGCATCTCTAGCAGCCTTAACTTCTTTCATTCTAATTCTTTCTTCTCTCTGTCTGGTTATTTCAGTATTACTAATATTAGCCATCTCCTGACCAATGTTAGGTAGTCTGGGAGTGGATATTTTACCTCCGTAAGAAGAGCCTTTGTAAGCGTTTGATGCTGTTACTGCCATAATTAATTATTGTTTAAAATATTATTATCCACCTATGAAAGGATTAGATGAGTTAGCATAGTCTTGAAAAGCATTTCCTGGTTGCGTCGAAGCCATCTTGCCTCCAGCAATATATTGAGTAGTAGACCCAGCAAAGTTCATCATAGACGATGCTGTTCTAGCACCTTGACCTATTCTTGCAGAGGCATAATAATCTTGCATTCCTCTATAATAATCAACCTCTGAAGCAGCTCTTGATATATCAGCAGCTTCTCTCATTTCCTGAGCATTAAACATAAATGCTTTACCTTGAGCTTGATTTTCTTGTACTCTAGCTTTTTCAGCTTGCGTAAGCTGTTGAGCTTGCATTTCACCCTTAGCTGATAGTTGTTGATTAGTAGCTTCTTGTTGTTGTATACTAGCTGTAATACCTCTTTTACTTTTTAATGCTGCATTTGCTAAAGCAGTTGCTCCACCTGCAGAAGAGCCTGTTTCTCTTAAGGTATCTAAAGTATTAGCTAAAGCAATGTCAGCCTGCTCCATTTGCATAGTAGCGGCTTCTGTAGCTACAGCTAAATTAGCATACGGATTATCCATTCTCATCTCCTTAGTATCAGAGTATGGGTTGACTATAGCTTGTCTGTTTTCTTTTAAATCGTCTAAAGTTTCTTGAGCAGCATCTTTTAGCTCCTCTTGTCTTTTCATTTCTTTTTTCATTCTTCTACCAGCAACTATATTACCCACCATCTCTGATGAACCTCCTAAAAGTTTTCCTATGCTGCTTAAAGCTCCTATGCTTAGTTGTCCGCCCATAATTTTATTTTTTAATAAGATGATATTACAAACTCAGATCCAACTGAAAACATTTCTTTCATACCTCCATAATCAGTAGTAGAGTCTGTTTTTAAAGTTACGATTGAGTAAAAACCTTTTATACCTGAAGACGCTGTTCCAAAAACAACCTCACCTGGTTTTACTGTTGAGGCATTTTTAATATTTGAAAAGTATTTATTTTCTTTTCTATCAAAACCACCTCTTAATATTTGTGTGCTAGCTGGTAGAGTGTCTGGGAACTGAGTAACTATAGGTTGAGCTCCTGCTTGTTCTTGAACTGTAAAAGCGCCTTCGTAAAAACTTTTTATTTGATTAGCCGTATCTACATTTTTTATTGTAGCTGGATTATTAGAGTCATAAGACAACGTAACTGAGTCAGTACCTGTTTGACTAGAATACATCATTGCCAACTCCCAACCGTTAGACCCTTCGTAATTTACTGTTTTAAAGTTTTTAACTACATGAGGATTAGCATTTAACACGGTTGTAATATTACTATCACTTGTTACTTTGTAAAATTCCCCTCTATTGACATTATCTGAATAATGTTGGAATAATCCAGACTTTCCAGCTTGAGTACCTAAAGGATCTCCTTTGTCGTCGTATATAATTTCATTTTCAACTAAAGTTTTAGTGCTGTAAAATTTATTTTTAAAGCTAAACATCTGATCAGGAGCATAAGTAAAGAAACTTACCCAACCTTTTACTCTTTCGTCATAATTCAACGTTTGAAAATCTATTTTAATTCCTTCTGAGCTAGCTTTTTCACCTTGCTCACCTTCTGGAGTATCAAAAGTTACAGCTTGCTTGTAATACCTTTGAATAGATACAGTATAACACTTATTGTGACTATCCCAAGCTCCCTTTATAGAATCTTTAACAACTGCTCTAAAACAAAGTTCAGGAAGCATGCCTGACTGTAACTGAAACTCTTCAGAAAAATAAACTTTAATTTTCTCCGGTGTAGCTAAATACTCTACATGAGATACATAATATATAGTGGGATTACCACTATTCATAATGGTCATGCCTGGAGATATTGTAGTCCATAAATCTTGAGGATCTCTCCATATTTCAACACCTTGTATTATATCTCCAACACCACCTATAGTGCCGTCAGCTTTAAAAAAGTCTAAACTTTCTGGCTGGCTAAAACATAAATCTATATTTCTATAATTTTGATCTATAGAATTTAAGGTATCTCTAAAATAATCAAACATACCATATTCAGATACTTCAGTAATACCGTCTCTTGATAATCTTATTATTGCATTTCTATTTTTATCAGAATAGTATTTTCTAAAGCCGTGATGAGCAAAACTTTCAGGACTGTTACTTACTCCGTAATCACCAGCGTATGGAGTAACAGGACCAATTACAACTTTACCAGCTGTAGTAACTTGTCCACCTTCAGCAGTGTATATAACGTCTTTATCTATTAGAGCTTGACTAGTTTTATTCTCTTGTATAACTAAAAGATTTCCATCGTCGGAGTGTATTTTATTAACAGATCCATACTCTGGTTGAATAGTTCTTGTAATATCTTCGCCTACACTAAATACATTAGTTTTGTTAACATCTGTTCTATTGTTGAGAGGGCCTGAATATATAAGAGAAGATTTTCTTCTTTGAGAAGTAGCGTCAGCATCTACTAAGTAAGCTCTAACACCTTGACCTACTATATCACTATTATAACCTCCTTGTATTCTAGACTCCTCTAAAGAGAAACCTAAACCATTCATATACCAAGTGTCAGATGGGTTAGCTGATACATTCGCAAATGTTGTAGTAGGAAACTCAGGATAACCTGCAGGATCCCAAGGTAAACCAAAAAATCCACCGGTAGGGCCAGCTTCGTAAATTCCTGGTATAGGATCAGCAACATCGTCCCAGTCAGGTCTTGGCTTAACAGTATATACTTTTTCGCCTCTAATAGCTACTTTTTTAAGAACAAAAGTGTTAAAATACTTTACTTCTAATATATAACTCATTATATGAATTTTACGTATGTAGATAAATAGTCAAACTGTGAGCCACCTGTTATTATTCCTGTTTGGTTAGGATCACAATCACTCATAGTTATTTTAATTTTATAAACAGTATTTGTAGATACTTGACCACTGCTAATAAAACCGTTTATAGTTTGCTTATTTAATACTATGTATGAATGTGGCATTATTGTGTATAGTCTAAACATGTTTGTGTGGTTGCTACTAGCGAATCTAGTTATGTTTCCATCTGCACCTGCTACATTGCTTATTTCCGCTTTCCAGTATAGCTCAGCACCATTAACATTGTAAACACTCCCTGTTGCTAAATTTCCTTGTTTAGCTCCGTTATAAAAATAGTTTTCGTCAGACGTTATGGCAGCACTAGAAGGTGGTGGAGGAAAATAGTTGGTTACTGGGGTTCCTATGTACTTCATTACACTAAAGTCATTTCCTTGAGTTCCATACACTCCACTAGGATTTTGACCAGTTACAAAGAAGTTTATAGGATTATTTTGGCTTCCGCTACCGTTTATGTTAGGATTTCCATTTTCACCAGGGAACCACATAACAACGTTATTATTATTGTAACCTATAAAGTTTGGATTATTGAAATAAGGTTTTTCATTTATTAATTCACCTATGAAAGATAAAGAAGTAGTAGTTCCAGAGGAAGTTATTGTTGCTGTAAAATTAAAAGTAAATGTTGGATTATTTTGTAAAAATACAAAATCTTCTGCAGCTGTTTTTACAACATACGAGCCGCTTGAACCTGATAAAGTGAACTTACTAGCAATATTACTACCTGTAGATGTTATTACAGAGTCTAGTGTTACTGTGTGTGGTTCAACTATTGTTTGTCCGCTAGTGTTTGTTAAAGCGAAAGGTAAGGTTACATCTGAACCAGTAGCCATAGATTCTTTTTGTAAATACTGTAAAGAGTCTCCTTGTGAAGTATCATTGCCATCAGTATCTTGAAAACCTCCAGGGTCAGCAACAATATCTTGCGCTGCGTTTAATTGAGATATTAAACCAGTTGTACTTGTTTCGTAATATATATCTATCTCGCTTTTTACAGGTTCCGTTTCATAAACAGCTAAAGTCTGAAACCTAGCATTAACGTAGCCTGGGCTAGGGTCTCCATTGCTGTCTTCATAACCGTCAGGACCCATTCTAAAAGAGTTAGAAGAAGTTATTGTTGCTATAGGTAAAGAAGCAGAACTAGTTAGTGGTATGCCATCATTGTAAAAATCCCACATATCACTAGTCTCTAGGTTGTAATCGTTGAAAGCAGCTATAGTAGAAACAGTGTCAGCTTTAAAAGGTTGTTCATCTCCTGGAAAAGCCATCAAGTTAACTTTAAAGTTTTTAGGATTTACTCTTGGAAATAATGAAACATCGCTACCTGCAAATTTACTATCTCTTGGACCTACATTTATTAAAGATCTAGGTATTTTGTTTATATTATCACCAGAAAGTTCTACTTGAACTTTGTTTTCGCTAGCTTGATATAAATATTTTATTTCTGTAGGTGAACTAGTTTTTATAGTTTTAGGAGTTAAAGAGTTTATACCTGACAAATATACATTATAATAATCTTGCTCTTGTTGTTTTACAACTATTTTATAAGAGTACCATCCAAGTGGATTATAAACTGGATCGTATAATCCCTTAGTTCTTGAGTTTGAATCACCAGGTTCTATTTTATCATCTAAATATATTTTCAGCGAGTTACCAAACCAAAGCTGTATACCTGTCCCAGCTTCAGGTATGTATGGAACATATAAAGATGAAGCTCCAAAGTTTTTACCACCATCAACAACACTACTAACGTCGTAACTAGATAATATTACTTCAGATTGTCTACCATATCTATCTGCTAAAACAAAACCAACTTGATAAGTTCTATTCTGTTTTAAAGAGTGCAATGGATACTCTCTAGAAGCTACACCTGTTTTTGATGTTTCGTTGTAATCTAGTTTAAAACCTGAATTAACTCTGTAAGGTATTGATTTTGGAAAACTTTGTCTATCTATATAGTTACCAAAAACAACTCTATTACCTACAGAAGCCATTGTAAGAGCTCTAACAGGTACTTTATCATAAACTCTAGTGTTTTCTTGCTCAGGCAATACTTTTATTGGGTTGTTGCCTATGTATTGATACTCTATGTAGTCGTTATTAGGAAAGTTAGATATAAGATCTTCCACGCTTAAGGATTCGACTACGTGTATATTAGTGCCTTTATCTTCTTTATATAGTATTTCTAAATCTGATATATGAAAAATATTATCAAGATCATCAACGTTACAAGGTAATTTCACAAATAGTGATATTTGCTGTACTAAGTTTTGAAAAAATGAAACGTGACCTGAGTTTTTAATTCTTGCATCGTCGTAGTCTAAGAAATGACCAAATTGCTCTGGTATAAAGCAAGCTTGTGTAAAAGGAGCTATTAAAGAATATTCGTTATCATCGAACTTAAATCTATAACTAAACCTAACAAACTTCTTTTTCAAAAAATCAGAGTCTCCAGCAAAAGAGTTGCTATAATCTGGATTTTCGTAGTGGAAATAAAATTTTATACCAGTGTTATTACCTGTAGTACCGTTAACAGCATCAAATATTTTTACTAAATCACCATTATTACCGTTTAAAGTAACAAGCTTATAATCTATACCAGAGTAACTACCATTTGACACAGATACAACTGTTACAGAGTTATTCTTAGATAAGCCTGGTATATCTTTTGATGTTAAAAATTTAGCTTTATTGGATCCTAAATAATCTTCATTAAACAACTCAAAATTATCTTTATACCTTAAAGGTAAAACCATATTAGTACTACTGCCAGGGTTTGTTAAAAGAGTTCCACCACCAGCGTCAGAAATAGCAGTAATAGAATAAGTTAAGAGTTTATTAGTTTTATTGACCATAGTTGTAACAGGGTTTGCTACGCTTCTTGTATGAAGTTCTATTGGTTGGTATGGGTAGTATTTTGCTAAAGAAACGTGGTCCTCACTACTGTACAGACCTCCGTTTATATTTAACTTTCTAGGTTGGTTCCTGTTGTCAGTCCAAAATAATTGATCTTCTATTATAACGGCCTCTACTCTATTCGTTTTGGAAAAGTTTAACCAATTACCTTGAGCAGCTACTGAATGTGTATTAGTTTTTAAATCAACGTTTAAAATCTGACAAGACATATTACTTACTGGAGCAACGGGTACGTGAGTAAATTCTGTTTGTAAATTACTAGGAACTACTAAATTAGAAGAATCAACAAAGTTAGTAATAAATAAAAACAACTTATCATTGGCTTCATCTTTACAAAAACCTATACATTCAAATCCATAGTTATACAACCTGTTACCGTCAAGTTGTTTTAAAATTTCATTTCCTTTTATATTTTCAAGAGCACCAACATCTGATCCTTCTGACCTGCTTACAGATATGTTTGTAGCGTTTCTATATTCGTTGTTAGGTACAATTCTGGAGTCTGAGTCTTTATTCATCTTAGACGCCATAAAAGTATTCTTTACTTCGGCCATACTTAATGTTTAATCCATTTAGATTTGTTTCTAAATACTTGAGCTATTTCCTCTGTTTTAATATTGCTTAATCTTATTTTAGCGTTTCTTAAAGTGCTTGATCTTTCTCTCTTGTATCTACTCACTATGTATTCAGGAACTTGAGATCTTGTAGAAAGCACCCCGTGCATTATATGCATATATAAAGCTTGCTCTGCCATCTTAGGAACTAACATATCTTCATCATAAGCTAATCCGTCTGATATGTATTCAAATATAACAAGCTTACCAGCTAAGTCACTTGATACCGATATTGAGCCTAATCTTTCATTTATTGTGAATTTTCCATTTACATTAGCTTCTTCTGGTTGTAGTCCATATTTCTGACCCATTAAACCTTGTCTAGGTGATATTCTATAATCTGAAGGGGCTAAGCCATTTCCATTTATACTATTCCAAGCTGTTTCAGTTAAAGACTGCTCAGCCAGCGTATTATCTCCGAAAGAACTTTGTATATAATTACCTTGACCATCTTGAAGAGGTAAGTCAGTAGGGTTTGAAGTTACTCTAGTTGGGTAAACGACATGTTTAGCACCTACTCGATCTATCCAAGATAGTTTTACATAGTTAACGTAATCTTGAGGAAGAGGAAAAGAAAGGCTTATTGGTATATTTATTTCTTGAGACTTTACTGTATTTAATGTGTCGTAGCTAAACTCTTGAAGACCTCTTTTAGCATGAAAAAGAATATCTTGTTTTTTAACTTTTCTTATTAACTTATCTTCCCCTACGTAACCAACTATAAAGTTGTTTACTAATTCTTTTAGTTTTATATACCTATAATTACCATAGTTATTATTTACAGCAAACTTTTTTAATTCTATATAGAAAAAGCCATCATAAATAAAGTTAACATCTGGAGGTAATATTTCAATTTCACCGGTATATTCATTAGATACTCTAATTAACGCTTCATCTATTTCCACGTATGTAGGTGAGCTTGTGGGTCTATAATATATTGTAAAGTTAGAGCTTGAAGCAACTTGAGTAAACAAAAGGTTAATACCTGTTTGTATTTTTGGCAAATCATAAGCACTTGTTGGTGTGGTATCAAATCCCCATATACCTCCATTTATAAACAAAGAGTCACCAGGGTTAGCTGTTGACATCTTATCCAGTACTTGTTGACCAGCGTAGTATTGACCGTTGTGTTCTGTTATAAGTCCCATTTATTATTGTTTTTCGTTTACTTCTTCTTGCTGTATTTCATTAGTAGCCACTTGAACTATTGAAGGATCTTTTATTACTACACCAGCATAAAGTAATATATTTATAACTACTTCTATTTGTTCTGAATTATGTAATTCAAAATTAACAGAGTTACTTTGATCATACACATAAGCGCCATTAGCTATTGTAGTAAAAGCCCATTGTATGTCATTAGGCTTTTTAACATACGAAACTCTTAATAGGTTCATGTTGTTAGGAAAAGGAATAACCTTATTGTCTTCATATAAGTATATGGGACAATCAAAGTCTGGCTTTGTAAGTGGAGATTTATTTATGTTATAAAACTCTGTTCTACCTACTCTTTGTAATTCTGCGGCAGTCTCTGTCATTGGAAAAGCCGGTGGGCTTTGTGTAGGAACTGGAGGAAATGTAGCCTTGTCAAATGTAACAGTATTTATTCTGTATAAATTACCTGGACATTCAAAAAATCTGTAATATGGAGGTTCTGTAGCAGCTGCAGCATTCATAACTGCCTCTGTTTTAAACTCTGCTATTTTTTCATCAATATTGGCAACTCTATCTGCATAATCAAACTCACTTTGAGAAACTCTAAGTTGTTGGTTTAAGTCTTCAAAGTATCTTTCAAATATTCTTCTCTGTACTTGCGTTGCTGTTTTATTAAACTCTTGAGGCGTCATATAGCCTCTTTGCTCTTTGTTTAATATAAGCAAAACAGTTTGGTATACATCATTTACGTTTATTGCCATTATGAATATTTTAAAAAGAGAGGCTACTTGTGTAACCCCTCGTATTTATAATCACTTGTTATTTAAGTTTTTTCTGTATAGATTTTAAAACTTCTAAACCTTCATCAGTCTGAAACCAAACAGCTATAGCCGAAAATGCATTTTCTTCAAAAGGAACTTGCATTAGCTTTTTATTGCTACTACCCCATGACCAATTTCTTTGATCAGCGCTAAGTTTTATTATGCTCATTTCAGCAGCCTTAACAGCTATGTTTCTAAGTTCAACATTTGGATCTTCAGCTAACTCTAAGAATAAAACAGGATTTCTTTTAGCAAATATAAGTAAATCTCTTTTTATCTCCTTAGAAGCCATCTTTGATACATTAGATCCTATCTCAACTCTTAGTATAGCTTCCATTTGATCTATGTCCATACTAGTAGCCGCGTTTAACGCTTGTATTTCAGCCTCTATCCAGCTTAAATCTATTTCAGCTTCTTTTACCTTGTCTTCCTCAAAGTATATAACATCTTTTAGTGGATGATACATACTTAAAAGTTTTTGAAGGTTTGTTTTTTCTTTAGGAACTGCTAATACACCATCTTGAAAAACTATATGACCTAATGTTGCTGATCCTGATTGTTTGTCTACAAAACAAGAATCTTGATTAGTAGCATATCTAAGCTCTCTATTAGTTTTTTCTTCTTCGTCCCAATACATTAAAGGTTTTTTAGCCGTGTGTTTAGCACCTATAGTGTGTGTTAAAGGTTTTTTATCACCTTTTAATACGTATAACCTGTCTCTATATTCCCAGGTATCTTTTGCTACAGGCTTAGCTGTAGTCTTTTTTTCTTTTGTTTCCATAATATAATATAATATAAATAGCTAGAGCGCTTTCGCGCCCTAGCATAATTGTGTTTTTACTTCTTGAATAATAAGAAGTTGTTAGCAGCTTGAACACAAAGACATCTCTCAGATAAGAAATGTACTTCCATTGCATCAACATCGTTAGTGTAAACACCACCGACAGATCCAGTAATCCAAGACTTGTAACGTCTATCTTCAGTTTCAGAAGCTCTATATCTTACGTGTAAGAACGGTCTTCTAATGTTTGCACCTAACATTTGATCGTAAACTGTAGAAGTTCCAGCAGGAACTAAAACACCATCAATGTCAGCAAACATACCTCTTGTAGTTGGGTCATTTAAGTATTTCCAATCAGTTTTGTAGAAGTCATAAGAACCTCTTCTAAAACCTGAAAATCCTAAATTAAGAGCCATATCAGCGTCATTGTCAAAAAGACCATAAGCAGATCCAGTTCCCTGTACACCACCTACTTCAGATAACATATCATCAAAGTCTAAGTTCATAGCTCTGTTTAAGAATAACATGTTTTCTTCAATAGCACCTTGCTTGTCTAGGTTTTGTAAGATTTTATCAAAATCATCTAAACCTTGTGTGGCAGCAAATCCAGTGTATACATTTCCTCTTTTTTCAATAGCCTCAAACATACCTTCTGTACCTTCTTCACCAGCATTACCACCATCGTTAGTAATACCTTCAACCATTGCCATTTCAAGATAATCATCATATCTTAATCTAGTTTCTGATTCTGCTTTTAAGTACCATAAGTATCCAGATGTTCCGTCTTCAGTAGCAACTTCAACCCATCCAATTTGAGAGGCATCAGAACCGTTAACTTCGTATCTATCTTTAATAATAATTGGCTTGTTAGCGAAAGAAGTAAACTTAGGTTGTAAAGCACCAATCATTCCAGCGCTTCCTTTAGAAAACTCTGAACCATAAACAAATAGTTTAACAGCAGTATCGTTAGCTATTTTGTCGTTGATGTCAGTTAAACCATAAGCTACCACTGTTAATTCAGCTTTGTAAGGTGATGCATCACTACCAGCTCCAGAAACAGTCACAGCTGTAACTTTAGCTTTGATAGTTTCTTTACCTGCTGCATCATTAACAGCAATAGTAGCACCTTTTCTTACAGCGCAAGTTGGCTCGTCGTTTGGTAATGTAATTTCAATTTTAGTACCAGATGTAACCTTTGCGTCACTATAACCAATGTGTAGTCTATTTTGTTCAGACCAAATTACTTGGTCAGAAGTCATAGGCATTTCTGCACCTACCATTCTCAAGAAACCACCTAAAGTTCGGTTTCCGTATCTTTCTACTTCTGCTTCGTAAAGTTCTGGTAGAAATTGTTGTGTCCAATCAGCTGAGCCGTCGTGAAAATTAAGATAATTTTGTTGAGTAACGAACTTAGACTCTGCTGGCATAGGAGAGATTGAAAATCTTCCCTTTGGATCGTTGTTTGCGAATTGTCCCGCCATTTTTTTCTAATTTTTAATTGTTATCGTTTTTTAATTTTCAATTTAGAACTATCTATACCTGATATAGCTTTAACTTTCCATCCGTTTACAAATACTTCCCCGTTGGAAACTTTCCTAGGTTCGTCATTAATATTGTTAGATTTAGACATAATGTCTTTAGTTGCATCAGCTTTTCCTTGTTCGTAAAAGTGATTTGCTATAGTATCAGCATTTCGTGCAGCGAAAAGAGCTTTATGATATTTATCCATATTCTTAATTTCACCGTCTTCTATAAAGTCACTTAAAAAGTTATCTATATTAGACTGCTTATTAACAGCTGAATCAACATCATTTACCCTATAGTTAAATCTTTTTTCTCCGACGTTAAACTCAAAACCTTTGAAGTCGTCTTGAAAAAAATCTTTAGTTCTATTAGTAAAACTCTGTCTAACTTCATCTACACGTGCTAGATCCTCATTGTATCTATTGAAAAAGTCCATAGCTTTTTTCTGCTCGTTAGTAACATTAGGCCTATTTTTAATTTCAGCATAATATTTATCTTTCAAGCCGTCTAAAAACGTACGGGCTTTAGCAATTTCTTCTTTATAAGCGAGTTTCTTTTTCTTTATGTCTCGCTCTTCATCCATTTCTTCATCATAGGAAAAATTATCTTCCATAATAAAATCTACTTCTCCTTGATCAAGATGTGGTTTAGTATTTTTATAATATTCTCTTAATAGAGCTTTATCATCAATATCGCTGTAGTCAGCGCTTATTCTAACGTAGTCTTCAACAGTTCCGCCTGTATCTTCCATAAATGAAACTAACTTTTCGATGTTTTCAGGTAGTTGTTTGCCTAAAACTTTTTCATCTCTTATCGCTTCCTTTACTTTATTTTCTACTTTTTTAACTTGCTCTTTTTCTTGAACAGTTAACTCTTGTATTGGCGAAGTTTCTTTTTCTGGTTTTTCTTCTGTTGGTTTTTCTGTTTCAGTTTTTTCTGCAACTTGTTCTACTACTGGTTGCTCTACTTTTTCAACTGGTTTTTCAGCTAAATTAATTTTAGCATCTACGTTTTCTTTTTCTTTGTTTCTAGATAAATCAATTTTAGCATCTTTATCTTGATTTACCAATTTTTTAGGTTTCTTTTTAATTTTAAAGTCACCCTCTTGTTTTACTTCGACTTTTGACATAATATAATATAATAGTTAATAATTATCTAGGAACAAACTGTTCTAGATTAAAGCCACCATCTAAAGTGTCATTACCGGCAGATTCAAAGTTTATTGGTGTTAAGTTATTTTTTCTTTGATCTATCATTTCACTTTGTTGAGAGGCTTGTATTTTTGTTCTTTGATCTTTACGATCTTCAACTTCTTTTAATTTTTCGTTATCTTGATTTAGCTTAGATGAGTTTAATTTCATGTTATATTGAAACTCCTGCTCCATTAATTGCATTTTTATTTGAGCTTCTTCTCTCATTTTAGCAGTGGCAAACTCTGATTTCATTTTTTCTAACTGTATACTTTGTTCAGTTAACACTTGTTGTTTTTGAGTTTCAGCTAAAGCAGTTTGTTCTGCTAATTGAGCATTTGCTTGAGCTTGAGCTTGTATATTAGCTTGCTGTGCCTCTTGATCAGCTTTAGCTTTTTGCTTTCTTTTAAGCTTAAGCATTTGGTTAGCTAATTTTAGGTTTTTAACTTGCCTAATGTCTATAGCATCTTCTAAGTTTATACCTCCGCCTTGAAGAGCCACCTGTATGTTTTGTTCTAACATAGCTTTTTGCTCTTCGTCAGGCTCTAGCTCTAAGTAAATACCAAAATCTCTTAGATGTAAATTATCTATGTCTGCAAGCGTGCCTACATTATAAGAGCTTATACTATACTTTAAACTTTCGTTTGTTAAAGAAAACTTTAAAGAGTCTGATATTCTCAATGCAACATTTTCACAAGTTCTTAAAGTTAAATACAGGCAAGATTGAAGTATATGTCTTGTAGCCACATTTGAATTAGCAGCTGCTAACTTTTGTAAACCTACTAACGCGTTTTTATCTGGCGTGCTAGCGTCTCTTGCTTCATTTAATCCTGTCACATCCCTTATCATTTGTAAGTAATATTGATAAGTTTGTATAAGAGATCCTATTTTAGACTGAGCTGCTGAGGTTTGTAGTTCTTGTATTGGAATTTTACCCGGGTTCATACCACCGTCTTGTGTCATTGACCTACCTACAATACTACCAGTTTGAAAATACATATTTAATGCTTCTGCAGGGTTGTAGCTAGTTCCATTACCAAGATCAACTTCTGACAAACCATCTACATCCATATACACACCATCTGGAACCATTCTTGACAATACTTGTTGTAGCTTTAAATGTGTTATTTGTATCATATCAGCAAAACCTGTTATTCTACTAACAGTAGACTCTATTCTACCTTTATACATTTTAGGAGCTACAATATTGTAGTTCATATTAACTTTAACAGTATTACTGTTAGGCCTTGTCATGTTTTCAGCTATTCTCCAGTTCAACATTTTGTTGTGACCTAATATTTTAGCGCCCGTATATAAAACCTCTATTGATCTAAAAGCTTTATCAAAAGAGTCATTTTCTGGTGGATTAAAATCATCTCCTTTTTCTAAAGACTTTTCTAAACCTTGAGCTGTTTGCTTTATTTTAAACACTTGATTAGTGAAAGTTTTATATTCAAAATATAACACTTGAACTGTATCATCGTTTTGCCTGTCACTAAAATTTCTTCCGTAACTATAAGAATCTGGATATTTTTGTATTTCAGAAAGATCTTGCTCTGAAAGATATGGAAATTGTTTTTTAAGCTCTGGCAAGCTAACTGACTTCACTTCACCTACATAATATAAATCATCAAAATTAGGATCTTCAGTGTAAGAATAAACAATATTAGTTGGGTCAACATACTCAACCTTAACGCCCTCTGATCTATTAAAGCCTGTTTTAACTGCGGCTATGCCTAAAACAGTTAAATCTTCTACTAACCTTCTTTTTATTAAATCATATTTATTTCTTGAAAGCGTGTTATTTATAGCTTCTTCTTCTGCTATTTCTATTGACTGTTTATAGTCTAATTGCATATGCAAGTCAAGCTCTTGTTCGTCTTCAGGAAGCTTGTCAGGGTCGTCAACATTAAACACATCAATGTTAGCTGTGTTCTTTAATTTCATCAAAAGATCTTTAGCTTGCATGTCTCTTAGTAAGTTAGCAGCATAGTCAGTTCTTTGTTTTAGAGAAGCTGGATCTTGAGCAAAGGCTTTTATTTGGTAATCTTTAGAAGATATTCCATTTATTAAAATATCAACAAACTTAGGTATTATTGGTATTGGCCTCCAATCTAAGTTTAAATAAGACAAGTCACCATTTATAGATAATTCATCTTTATATTTTTGTATTGACTGTTCACCTCTAGCATATAATCTAAGTCTATGAAAATTGTTGTAGTTAGTTCTAAACCTGTCATTCATACCAGCCCCAGCATCAACTTTAAACCATTCTCCCTCTATAGCTTTTGCAACTTGCAGGCCATAATCTAAACTAGCTTTTTCTTCGTTTGAAACAAGCTGACTTGGAAATGAACTATTAAAATTTGTGTTTATTTTCATTTATATCATTTTTGAAACATAACTTTCATTATCATATCTTCTTATACCTAAGTTAATAGACTTTGTAGTTCTTTTATCTACTGGTACATATCTATTTTTATTACAAGCCATTATAGCTAAACCTGAGCTTATAGAAGCATCATGCTTAGTTCTGTTGTTAATATTAAATTGAGACCAGTCTTCTAATGTTTTTTGAAAATACATATCTCCATGTACTTCTTCTTTAATACCCACATAACTTTCTATATAGCTTTCTATAGCAGCAGCGTGAGCTTGCTTAATATCTTCACTTGAGTTTGGTATACCACCTATTTCTTTTTCTGTAATGGAAAGCTTGTTCCATACTTTATCAGGTCTGTTTATACTAAATTTTCTATAACCTTTTCTTTTTAAATAATATAATAATCTAGGTTTGTTATTTTCAGCAAGTATAGGCATTCCATAAAAATGAAGCGCCATTAAAACATCTTCAAAAAACAGCTCTGCTGTTTGAGGTCTAGCTATATATTCTAAAAAAAACATATTAGCAGGAGCTTCTTCCATACTAAACTTTGTCAGTCCATGTAATGCTCCTTTAGAGCCGCGACCATCAACAGTACCGCTAATATCATAAGAGTCACAGCCGAAAGCTCCAACGTGTTCGTTAGCAGGGTATTTAATGCCATTTTTTATAATTACTTTATTTTGTAGCTCTAGTGGTGGTATCCAAGACACTAAAAATCTACCATTATTGTTTGGGTTAAAAATAACTTTTTCACCTTCTATTGCCCAAGAAAAACTACCTTTAGTTATTTTTAATTTATTATCATACTCTTCATTATAGTCTATTTGCTCATATATTTTAGTTAGATTAAATAAACTATTTTTAGTTTCATCTCTAAACGCGTGCTGTTCAGTTCTTGGAAATTGTCTATAATATTCGTTTAAACTGTCTTGATCTCCTTTTAAACCTTCGACTTCATTTTCCCAGTGTTCAATAACTCCTGTTGTAATTTCATAACCATCTGCTCCTTTGACACTATTTTGTCCTCTAATGAATACAGGCAATCCGTAAGTATCGATGAATCCCTCGTAGTTCCACTCCATAGGTATGAACAAGCTATAGAGTCCAGAAGCCGTTTGTCCGTTTCTATTTCTTTTAACAACGTCTGAACTTTCGTATAATTTTTTAAAATTGTCTCCACCTTTGTCTAAAGCATTTGATGTTGAGCCCATCATACATTTACCCACGATCTTAGATCCTAGTCTTAATGTAGTTTTTGTAACCCTCCAGTTGTTTAATATATTGTCAGGTCTTTCCCATTTACCACTTTCATCATGAGCTAATAGTTTTAGCTTTTCACCATCGTAAGAGTTATCACCCGTGTTTTTCCAGTCAATAGTTGTATCAAGTCCTTCTAGTTCTCTAAGTTGTTCATTCGTTTCCAGCTTTCTTCTAGTAAGTTTGGATGCCGGAACCCTATATGCCAACTCAGTTTTTGGCCGATCCATACCGTCTTGAATTGGTTTGAAGAAAAACGGATAATTAACGGATATTGGGACAACTTTATCTGTAAACATTTTTTTGGCATCGGCTCCAGACTTGGAAAGTATACCGAATCTAGCATCGGAAGATATTGTAGCTTGGTTGACAAGTTCCGCGCTTGACATAAAAGAGAATCCAGATCGTCTGTTTTTAAGGTAACACATACCATAGCATCTTGCGTCTGCTTTACATGCTTCCCAAAATATAAAGAAGAGTCTGTTTGATTCCCTATAGTCTGGTGCCCCAACGTCGATTTTTGACCATTGCAAGTACATGTAATGAGTACCAGTAATATATACAGGATTGCCACGGTTGAAGAAATGAAAACCTTCTTCTCTACGCTTAAATTCTTTGTCGATATAGTCATACCATTTTTCTTTAAAATCTGATGGGTACTCTTCCCAATCAAATCTGCTTTTTATTTTGCTTAGTTCTTTTGGGTATTCTTGCTTTTCCCAATATTGTTCCGCTTCTTTTTTACTTCGTTTAAACGGTTCATCTGTTGCTGGTAAAGCAATCCTGAGATTTTGTATTTCAATGATTTGTCCAATTTCACCTGTTTTACTTATTACTATAAAATCATAATCAGAGTTATAACCATACTCCCATTTTTTAAACCTATTGTTTTTAGCTAATATTTTAGGATTAACAATGTCCTTAATTTCTTTCCAAAGAGTTTGCTGGTAACTCACTTACTTCTCCCTTCTGCAAAACCTTTAAAAGTTTTTTCTACTTTAACTTCTTTAGGTTTTTCATTTAACATATCTTCCTCTGCATCTATACGTTGAAGTATTTCAAAAGCATCCATTATAGCTAGCTTTTTAGTAGCGGCAGCATTTTTTAATCTATCAGCGCTTATGTCGTCGTCTGAGTCAACAATCTTCTCTTTTGCTACCTTAATTAGTTCTTCAATAGCCTTTTGCCCAGCTTGGATTATTTTCTTCTTCGTTTCCTTGGTATTCATGCGTTAAAGCTATGTTATTTGATTTCATACAATAAAGTCTTTCACCTTCTATAATAAACTCAAATTCAGAGTCAGGTGTAAACGTTACAAGCGTCCCAGGTGTTATTCCTATGGCTTCTAAAGCATTATTAGTATATTTCACTATACCAACGTTAGGTTGCTCGTTTCTATTCTCTAATAAGTTTTGGTTTTTAATTGGTTTAACAAAGCAGTAGTTTAAGTGAGATGTTAAATTATACATATATACTTGATCAGGATATGCAAAATATAAGTTATCTTTAAAATGTGTTGAAGAGTTTTTCTCTTCACCTCTTATATTATACCATCTTCTAAATATATTGTGATGTACGTAAACTTTATCACCTACTTTTATCTTTGAGGTAAAAGCTGCTGGAGTAGAAACAACAACAGCTTTTTTACTAACAAACCTATGATCTTCAATACTTGAATTAATGATAAGATTTTTTCCTTCAATTTTTTTGATATTTTCATATCTTTCACTTAAAGGTCTTACAATAAAACTATATAAACTTTTCATTAATACTTCAAGTCAAACTCAATCGAAACAGACATATTTTTATTAAACTTTTTCCAAGGTAAAACCTCATCATTTTTAGAAATAAAAATATTATAAGACTGATCACTATCTTCAAAAAGAATATCACTAATTATATGTCCACCATAAACTTCTTGACCTACAGAATAATGCATTGCATCATTCTTGTAGTCAGAACCTATGCTAATTTTTCTAATTTTCTTCATTAGTAACTAATGGAGATATAGTGCCTGTTTCTAAATCTATATTTACAGCTCCGTATTTTTTTTCCAAATCTAATTTAATAGTTTCCATTTTGGAACTGTTCTCTTCGAGCTCTTTAGTTCTTAGTATCTTAGTGTACTCAAGCTTACCTATTTCATTAAGTAAACCAGATAAACCGCTTTGAGCTTCTTTAATAGATTCTAACTCTTTTTTTGTTACTTTTTTTGCTTTTGATTTTGACATTTTATTTAATTTAATTTAATTTAATTGTTATTGTTATTGTTGTATTTATATAATTACCTATATAAGCGCTTATTTACTATTATGTATAAGGTTCCAGCGATATTCTAAACTTATTACCAGTATCATTATTAACTGCGTAAAGTTCATCATCAGCTGTCCCAACTTGTATAGTCCAGTTACCTTTAGAACCGTCAAAGTCGTTCTCTTGAGTAGCTTTTATATTTAACTCACCAGCTTCAAACTCACCAAACTCTATATTACCATCTGTATCTTTTGCTTTCAAAAAATCACCTACAACAGGGGCGCTCGCACCACCAATAGTATGTAAATCTATTTGAATTTCTTTTTTTGATCTAAGTCTTATAGCAGCCTTCGCACCACCGCCGTTTGAAGATATTAATATAGAACCTTCATTACCTGAGTTAGTGCTAGTTTTTAATTCTATAGCACTTGGAGGACCTCCTTGTCCACCTCCATAACTAAAAGTTGCATCAACGGTAATTCCTTTTGCTTTAAGTGTTCCCAGAGATTTACCCTCTATTAGCATGTTATCATAATACGTTGTAATACCGTTTGGTGTTAGCTCTGTTCTATGAACGAAATCTGTAGGTGATCCAGTGACTGGTATATCACTGCTGGCATTATAAACAACAAAGTTTTTAGAACTGTTAAAAGGATCTCCTTTTATTTTAACTGTGTCATATACGCCTTGAGTTGTTGTGTTTACATAACCAACAAGACCTTGAATTTTACTTAAATCTACCTCAGATGCTAAATCTGATATTCTTACATTTGCCATAATTTCTTTTAATTTTAAACTGGGTTTGGAGCTTCTGCTATTTCTAGTGATCCAACATAAGGGTAAGCTAAGTCAAGTATTCTACCATCCTCGTGTAACAGGTAGTATTCTTTATTGGTTACTCTGTTAAGATTTTTATCTCCTTGATGAGGAATTGTATAACCTATACCTAACCACATATTAATAAAGTGCTACTAGTTCTCCCGCATTAAGTATGCCACCTGCACTTCTTACAGCTTTAACTAAGATGGGTAAAAACATACCTTCTTTTACGTTATTAAACACGCATATCTCTCCCGACTCCATTACTACATCAAGCTGTGCAATGTCTTTACCTATGTATAAACAAACACCGTTTGAAAACTCACTTTCTGTTCCTGGTATTGGATCACCAAACGTGTAGTTCTTGACGAATGTTCCACCAGCAGCTGGATTAGTCACTAAAGATACCGCATCGTGAGCAAATACCCTTGGGTTACTTTGGAAATTTCCTGTTACTCCTCTTGCCATTTTTTTATTTTTTTATTTTTGTTATTTTTTCAGCGCCTCTGGATCCAAAGTACGCTACATATACTGTAATTAGTAAAGTTTTTAATAATTCAACCCACGCTGTATCTACATCGAATAGAGTGTGAAATGAATCTATTATTATTAATATCGTTGAAGCAAACGTTAAGTATATTAAAGTTAAAGGTCTTGTGTTTTTGCTTAACCAAGAATCAGACTTCATATCTGAACTCCATCTATTTGATATTTCTTTAAGTTCTACTAAGTCTTGTTCTATCAACTTCATGGCCTGCTCTTTGTCTACTGCTTTAATCTTATTATCACTTGATATTAAATTTTTTACAATACCTAAAGTGCCTTGGTCTGGAAGTATGTCGCCTACAGCGTCTAAAACTTTAGGAGCTTTACTAGCTAAAAAAGCTCCAACCTTAGTATCTTTTAATTTCTTCTTACTCATCACTTCTTGTATCTAGAACTTCCACAATTTCTTAACATAGGGGCTTTACCTTGCTCTTGCTTATAAGTAGCAGGAGCTTTATCCGCCTTTCCTTCAGGATCTATTTGACTTTGAACATCTGGAGGTAAAGATCTAAACCCAGCATTAAAAGTGATAGGGTTTTCTGCTCCGCTTCCACAAGAACCTCCATCTGCCGTAAGTCCAAAACATTTTTTAAAAGCATTCCAAACACCTGGGTTTGTTTTAGTCTTTTGATGTTTGTCTTTTTGCTTTGTGGTTCTATTAAAGTTACCTTTAGTTTTTATTTTTTTTCTTTTAGGGGGTTTGTTAAATACTTCCATTTTATTATTCTTTATCGTAAGCTTCTTTTTCCCATGGTAAAGACTTGCAGCCTTCTTTCATTTCAGCTCTTGAATATTTCTTACCTTTCCACACGACGTAATCATCGTCGTAAGTTAAATCACCTCTTTCTATTTGATCTAAATGTACTTTTTCGTGATCACAAACTTTTTTTATCAATTTAGGATCTGTAACCTCACAGTTTAAACTTATACTTCCAGACTTGTTAGCTCTTCCTAACACATCTTCTGTTTCTTTAGTTAAGTAAACAGGTGTGTTGTCTATTTCGTAAGGTGGTTTTATTTTAAATGCCATTTTATTTTTTTCTACCTTTTCTAGCTTTACCTTTTACAGCATCGTCAATATCCCCTATTTGATTACCTACTTCTTTTATAGCTTTAGCAACGTCATTTAATTCTTTAGCTGTAAGTTTATATCTTTTCTTAATCTCTTTTAAAGTAGCTAATGCTTTTTCGTCTATGCTAGTTTTACTCCAAAGTAAAGACCAAACATCTTTTAAATATTGTTTTGTTAATTTCCACATAATATATTTTTTAACATTTCCACCTACGTCTAGCGGCTTTACCTCTTTCACCTGTCCAACCTTTTGATCTAGCACAAAATGATTTTCTTCTTTTAGCTGCTTTACTACCTGGTTTAACTTTTCCAGTTACAGCAGTTTTAAGTTTACTACCTGGGTTTTTCTTTCTATATTCTTTAACTCCCTTAGAAGTCATTCCAGCACCCTCCTCAGTTGTTCTAAAGTTTCTTCCCTTACCTTTTGTAGTTTTTCTTATTTTACCTTTTTTAGGAAAAGGACTACTTGGCTGAGTATACATTATTGTTTTATTTTAACGCAGTTGTTAACCATCTTAGGTTTTCCACTCTTAGTTTTTTTACCACTAGGCGATTTCTTTTTACCTTCAGCTCTATATCCAGGCCAACAGGAATTTTTTGCTCTTTGAAACGGACTTCCACTCATGATTATGATTTTTTATATGATTTTAAAAATTCTACTAAAACTTTTAAGTCTGATTTTATTTCAGCTAAACCAACTTTAACCTCCTCCATGTTTTTAGCCATAGTCTCGTGCCTTTTTTCAAAAGTTGTTTTAACCTCTCTAATACTAAAAAAGAAAAACTTATATAAAGCGTATGAAGCTGCCACTGCTATTACTAGCGATAATCCAAATTCTCTTATTAGCTCTAGTACTTCTTTCATTATAATTTTCTACCTTTTTTATCTACTTTAACCTCTTTAACTATAACTCTAGTGTTAGGTTTTTTATTTCTTAATTCTTCCAACTGCTTGTTTAGCTCGTCTAGCTTGCTATCTGCCTCAGTACCGTCTTGTATCATAGTAGACGTTATCTTAACCTCTTCACTAAGTATATCAACCTCTTGTTGCATTACTTCAACACTTTCTTTTAGAGACATTATCATTTCCTCGTTCCACTTTTCTTTTAGTTCGTATTCTAATCGTGTAACTTCAGTTGGCGGTAATGTTTTAGCTTCTTCAATATCTGCTTGTAATGTATAATACATACCAACAAAAGATGCTGTAATTGATATTATAGCTATAACAGTTTTTAAGTCAAGTTGTATGTTTGTGTTTTCAGAGATCTTTGTACTCATTAGTTGCGTCAAATGATGGGCATGCTTTATTAGCAAACTCATTGTGTGAATAAATAGTAGCAAGCGGGAACATAGCCATTAATGTTTTCAACACATGTAATAGACTTTCTTTTTGCGCTTCTGTTCTTGTGTCTTTTGGTGTTTTACCGTCAGCCTCTACGCCTCCGCAATAACACACCCCTATTGAATTTCTATTGTGATTTTTACAATGAGCCCCTGATCGATCTATATCTCTTCCTTTCCATATTTTACCATTTATATCAATATAGAAATGATAGCCTATGTCTGACCAACCTCTACCTTCAACGTGCCATTTTTTAATAGTATCAACTGATATATCTTGACCTTCTCTAGTAGCAGAGCAATGTATAATAATTTCGTTTATGCTTCTCATCTTTTACCTTTATTCATTAAGTACCACTTGTTAGTAGTGTACCCAATAGTTACTAATAATAGTAGTATAGACAACACAGGCTCAAGCCAACCTAGTCCCACTATGGTAGCCGATGTTATATTTAAACAATATAACTTTATGTCCTCTATGCCCATTATTTAACTCTTTGAGCGTTTAAAGCTGCGTTACCTTTGTATTCAGGAGCTTCAATTGAAAACCCAGGTAAAGAGCAAGAATCGCCCATCTTTTTCATATTTTTATCTTCAGGGATGTGGCATGCTTGAGTAACACACTCGTATGACTTTTTCATAATTTAGTTTTTATTTATTAATATTTTTTAGAACAACCTGTTTTAGCAAGAGGCCCAGAAGATTTAGCTTCAGCTTCTTTGTCGTATATTTTTCCTTTATAAGTTAATCCAGATCCCGCACCTGAACCTAATGTGCTAATGTCATATGCGTTTTTATCAACCTTTTCAGATAACTCTTCTACAGCTGCTGTAAGCTCTTCACTTCCACCACCACTTTCATTGGCAGCTTGCATATCTTGAGTTTCAAAAACGTCAGTACCAAGAACAGCGTTAGCACTTGTTTTTAGAGCGTTACCAGCTCTAGCTTTAAAACCTTGTCCCTTTAAGTCTTTATCAGCAAAACCTTTTATAAGGCCAACTGTTCCTTGAATAGCTTTTCCTATGAATTTATTTGGTGACTCTTCACCTTTTTGATTATATCTACCAGGTGCTGGTAATTTTTTCATTTTATATGACATATCTTTATTTTTTACTTGAGAATAAAGGGTTTTTACCTACTTTAACAATACCATTATTACTTCTTCTATTTTTATTGTTCTTTGTGCTCTTTTTTGTTTTTGTAGTTTTTGACTTTTTATCAGACTTTTTTCTTTCTTTGAAAAGGTCTTTTTTAACTTTTTTCACTCCTTTTCCACCAGTTGGTTCTGGTGATTGCTTAGGCTTGTTACCCTCTGTCTTAGGTTTTGGAGCAGCTGGATTAAGTTGTACTTCTTGTCCACTAGCAATGTTAGCAGTAGATGTTGTTCCAGGATTTTTACTTAATCCGCTTTGTACATCAAGCTTTTTATTAGGATCAAAAGGTGAAATTCCTGCAAAGTTTGAAAAATCAGCTTTTTTCTTTTTTGGTATATTGAAAACATTATCACCACCCAAAGAAGAAATCTTTTCAAAGCTTGTTACAACATTGTCCGCGCCTTTAACTCTTCTAAAAGTACCGTTTTTATTAGTTATTATCTCAGGCTTATTAACATCCTTAACATTGCTCGTATTTCCTTTAACATTTGAGCTAATAGATGGTTTTACAGCTTTAGTATTATTACTAGTTTTAGAAGATACTATGTTTGTGTTACCACCTGAGTGAGTTTTGTGAATGCTTTTTGTATTACCAGCGTCTCCTTTTCTACTACTTACTTGAACACCACTTTGATCAAACTCTCCTAAATATTCAGATTTTTTTTGTTTAGAATTATTCTGAGTTTTATTAAGATCAGTTGCACTTCTGAGTTTGTCTATTATAGCTTGATAATGAGCTTCGCCAACTTCATCACCCTTTTCTCTCATTTCTGTTCTTTTATTAACAGCATTGTTTAATCCTGGAAACCACTTACCTTTATTATTGTAGCCTTCTTGAAATAAAGGATTACTAATTTTGAGGTATCCTTGTGCACCTGGGTCTGTATTAGATGTCTTCTTGTTTAGATCAGGTTTAACTGGCGCAGGATTATTCGTTGACTTTGGTGGAGGGTTATTTGCGGGCTTAGCTTCAGGCTTACCAAAAGGATTAGTACGACTAATTTTCTTTCCTTTTTTTATCTCGCCTTCAACGTCACGTACAATTATTATATTTCTTTTTTTCCACTTTGGCTTATTTGGATCTTTAGACACATCTTCCCAGTAAGGCTTATGGTTTATACCATATTGAGTATCTTTACCTATTAAATTAGGATTAAACTTAGTATTTACACCATCACTAGTAGATTTAGAACTTTCAACAGCATTTTTAGCATTATTTGGGTTAGATGTGCTTTTACCATCGCTAGTAGGTTTTGATTTATTACTGTTACTAGCAGGTGGCTTAGACATGTTTCCAGTTGATGGATTAACGCTTGCTGTACTCTCACTAGTAGTATAAGTAGTTCCATCAATTACAGCGCTATTTTGTTTTGTTGCAGTTACAGCGCCTACTGCAGTGTTTGGAACGTTTCTTGTAGGATCACTTAAAGATCCACTAACTTTCATATTAGAACCTACTACATCGTGATTTAAAGCTTTAGCGTCTATATTAGTTATTTTAGCAAATGGAGACATTGGGGCTGCTAAAGGTTGATAAGCACCAAAAGAGCCGCTGCTAGAATTAATTTTAGGATCAGCAGATCCAGATTGAGCAACCTCTTCTTTGTTATTTTTTTTAGCAATCATATTTTTAATAAGACCGCCAGCCTTTTTAGTAGCCTCTGGATTACTAGCAGCAAATTTAGCTATGGCAGGTAGAACTTTTGCTCCTACGGCAGCTATTGCCCCTACCGCTTTAGTCGGTGCTTGTTTTCTAACTTGTCTGTTTTTTTTGCTTAATTTAGACATATCCTCTTGTTTTATCTTTATTTAAGTAATCTATAGATTTAGAGATTACTTTATGAATATATTTATTACTTTTATCTATTTTACCTTTAACTATATCTTCTTCACCTAACATGATACGATACATTCTACTTATTAGCTGTTTACACTTTAAGGAAACTTTATATATATGATATTTTTGGGTTGTGCGATTTCTTTCTCTCCACACTATAATCCACCCTTGTTTCAATAATCTGTTCCAGCGTCTGTTATCCCAGCTATAAGAATATGTACCTCTTTTAAAATCATCTTTGTTAAAATGCTCAATAGAATCTAAATAAATCAGTAACTCTAAGTCAGCATCGTTTAAATTGTTGTTTTTACAAGCCCATTTTCTTATGATCCTGTAATGTTTTAATAAACCTATTTCCTTTAAATCTGAAGAAGTTAATCTTAACATTATTGTTTATTACTTACCTCCGTTTAATCCTATTAGAGCAGCAAGACTACCAACAAATCCTCCAGTCATTCCAACAACATTTCCAAAATGTTTTAAACCTTCCTTTTGTTTTGCTTTTGATTTTGTTTTTCTATATCTAGTTCTTTTATTTGTAAAACCTTCAATTCCTTCATCAGCATACTTACTTCTTTTACTTTTATTTATAGAAACTACACCTGATATATTCTCGCCAAATGTACCAGGCTTACCAGGAACTTTAGAAACAACTTGTTTTGTTTTAGTTTTTAAAACTGTTCCATCTTTGTCTAATTTCTGTACAGTCTTCTTGTCACCTAATTTAGATCCATCGCTTAAGGTAACTCTAGTTGGATCAGCATATTCTCTCTTTACAGTTGTGTTAGGAGCAAATATTTCTCTCGCTTTATCAGCTATTTTAACTTTAGTAATAGATGCTGCTTCTTGAGCAGTTTTATTAATACCTAATTTAACAGCCGTTGTAGCTTCATTTAAAGTTGGATTCTTTTTTCTAGCTCTTTTAGACATTTCATAATCCTTAGCAAGTTCAGGTTGTGTCTTTTCAGGCATTGCAACCTTTCTTATAGAGCCTGTTTTCATTGTATTAGCCGAAGACATATCAGCTATAGGTCTAGATTCCATTTGATCAGGCATTCCCATTTCTGGTTGTGGATTTTTTAATTTCCCAACAGTCCTTTGCATTCTTTCTACATCTTTTCTTGGCATATCTTTTTTTTTTACAGTATTATTACAACGTCATGTTCTTTAATGACTTTATAGTTTTCTTTTTTAATCTCTATGTTAAAACCCGCTGACCTGTCGTAATAAACTTCATCACCTTTGTTTAACGCTTTTACATCAGAGCCAGGTTCTACAACCTTAGCTCTTCTGTATCTTATATCTTCTCTTTGCTTTTCAGCTAGAATTAAACCTCCTTTTGTAGTCGTATCAACTTCTTTGATAGGATCTATAACTATATACTTACCTACCGCTTTCATACTCTAATGTTGTTAACTACACAATCAGTTGATAATATGGTAGTAGCTACAGAAGCTGCATTTTTTAAAGCACTTTTTGTAACTAATAAAGGATCTATAATTCCTGCTTTTACCATATCTACGCTTGTACCAGTAATAACATCTAAACCTCTACCATCTTCGTCTGGGTCTACATATTCTTTTACTCCTGCGTTTTCTAATATAAGCTTATAAGGTCTTTGTATTGCTTGATACAATACCTCTTCGCCTATACTTTTTGGTGTTAGTGTTTTACTAGCATTCAATAAAGCTATACCACCACCTGGTACTATACCTTCTTTAATCGCTGCTTTTGTAGCACAAATAGCATCTTCAACTCTATCAAGCTTTTCTTTTAGTTCTATTTCAGAATTGGCCCCTACTTTTATTACTGCAACTTTAGCTTTTAATTTAGCTAATCTTTTTTCAAGCCTAACCAATATGTTGGGATTAGTTGTTTTCTTTATTTGATTTTCTAACATTTTTATTAGATCCTCAACTTCTGGCTTTTCAGATGTGTCAACTTGTATTATAGTGTCCTCATGGCTAGTAACAGATTTTACACATGAACCTAAATGCTCTGGTTGTATTAAATCCATATCATCGCCTAGATCTTCGTTAATAAGAGTAGCACCAGTCACAGCACATAGATCTGATAATGTATCTTTTTTGCTGATTCCATATACTGGTGCGCTTACTATGTTGACCTTTATGTTACCCTTCTTCTTGTTCATTGCCAACGCGGAAACCACTTGTTGATCAACATCTGCAATAATAAGTAAGCTTTTATTATTTTTTATAATATATTCAAGGATCGACTGAATTTTCCTTATGTTGGGTATTTGTGACTCAACGATGAGTACTAGCGGATTATTTAACTCAGCCGTTCCTTTTTCTTTGTTGGTAATAAAGTGGTTATTTTTTAGTGGTTGATCGTATTGAACTCCTTCTATTAACTCTACTGATGTTTCTGGCTGTTCATTTGTTTCCATCATAACAACCCCAGTTTCATCAACCATTTTAAACGCTTGCCCAATTATCGACCCTAGTTTTTTATCGTTGTTAGCCGATATAGTAGCTACCTGATCAATTTTTTTACCTGTTACTTTTTTAGATACTTTATTTAAGTATTTAACAACATTATCAACGCCTTTGTTTATACCTTCTCTCATTACTCTCTCATCATCTAACAAAGAATGAGACTCTGCTTCATCTAGTATAGCTTTTGCTAATACTGTAGCAGTGGTTGTTCCGTCACCTGCGTCTGATACTGTTCTTTGAGCTGCTTGCTTAATTAGCGTAGCTCCAATATTTTCCAATGGATCTCTTAATGTTATACTGTTAGCTACAGTAACTCCATCTTTTGTAATTTGTGGTTTACCTTCGTTATCTTCTAATATAACACATTTTCCACTTGCTCCTAGCGTTGAACCTACAGCATTAGTAAGTTTTTCAACGCCAGTTAATACCTGACCCCTGGCAGTTTCGCCAAAAGTCAGGTTTTTAACTAACTTTAATTCTTGCATTTAATTTAATTTAATATAATTGTTGTGAATACTTTACTCGAAGGTTTTAATTACTTTCGGTCCTTTGGTAAATTCTAACTTTTTAGCATAATGTTCTATTGAAGCATCGATAGCTTTTTCAGCACCATCAATAGTTTCTCTTCTAGTAACATCTGTCCATTCGTCAGAATCTAGGTGTTTGTATTCGGTTTGTAAAAACCCATTAGGTAATTGAACAATTCTCCAGTTTGATTTTTTGGTAATATGTTCCCATAACTTAATGGTTTCTTCGTTTGGTTGTGGTGCACTAGTCCACGTATTAGTGCGGGTATATAAAAACGTCATTGTATTTGGTTTTAAGTTAAACGTTGGTTATTTATTACTATCACTTGTTAAAGTGATTTTCTACATTATCCCCCTTTGTTGCTGTCAGCGTCGTTGCTGTCACCGCTGCCGGTATCACTGCCAGTGTCGCCACTGCCTGTGTCACCACCTGTGTTGTCATCGCCACCTTTATTGTCATCAACAATTGGGTCATTTGGGTCTGGGTCTGGATCTACTACTGTATCACCATCGCCCTTATTATCGTCAACAATAGCATCACCGTCTCCGTCATCTATAGGATCTGTTGGATCCGGGTCAATTGGATCTGGATTTTTATCGTCATCTATAGGATCATTTGGATCTGGATCTGGATCTGGATCTGGATCTGGATCTGGATCTTTATCATCGTCTATTGGATCATTTGGATCTGGGTCTGGGTCTGGGTCTGGGTCTTGAGTGTCTCCGTCACCATCCACTGGATCTTTATCACCATCACCACTTCCGGTATCACCATCACCGCTGCCTGTGTCTCCATCATTACCATCACTATCCCCATCACCTGTGTCACCGTCGCCATCTCCATTACCTGTATCTCCGTCACCGTCACCTGTGTCTCCATTGCCTGTATCGCCGTCGCCATTACCAGTATCGCCGTCGCCATTACCAGTATCGCCATCACCGCTGCCAGTATCACCATCTCCATTACCAGTATCGCCATCACCGTCGCCATTACCATCATTTTGAAGAATAGTACCTAAATTACCGTCATCATCAACAGTTATCTCGTAAACTGAGCCATTTGGTGATGTAATTAAAAGGTTGTTTGGAATTGCTTTCCAGATAGCATTAGTACCGTTACTTGTTAAGACACTGTTAACAGGCGCTTCACTGACTGCTGATATTTTATTTATAGCTTCTTGCGCTGTTGTTGCTTCTGTGCCACCGGCAGATATTGATAATACCCCTGACAAAACAATATCTCCAAACTCAGCAGTGTTAGGAAGTAATCCCGTGTTACCTCCGGTAAAACTAGATACACTTCCAGCAACACCAGGTAAAGAACCTACTGATATTACTTTTGTCTCAAACTCATCTTGTGAGTCAGATATTAAGATCTGATCGCTTGTTGATACCTCTGTCTTTATAGGGTAATTATATATTATCGCCATTTTAATTTTTTTTTAATTTACTGTAATGTCAACATTACCAGTTATTCCAGCAGTTACGTTTATTACGCTGTATCTTAGTTGAATATACCAATCACCTTGGTTTGTTACAACAGAACTAGTTCCAAACATTAGGGCTTTATTCATATCCCATGATGTTTGCCAGTTTGTTGCAAAACTCGCCGGCCAAGCCAAAGGCCCTGGCGCAGCCCAAAAACCAGTTGAACTCATTTTACAAAATTCTAACGGTATTTGAAAGTGTTCTGCATACATAGATCCATTTACATTTCCAATCCAAGCTCCTATGTTTCCATTTTTTGACCAACCTTCGCCTGATTCTGAATTTGATCTATATATTAAAACTTCTCTTGGAACTAATATACTATTATTACCTGGTGAAGATATTAATGTTTTTGGAGAAGATGGGCCACAAGTCCATCCTTTACCACCACTACCTGCAAGTTTAATTGTAACTAATCTACTATCTTCTACTATTTTTCCTCCACTGCCAAAAGCTGATGTATATTTAGGTTGGTTTTCCGAACCTGTTACACCAAAGTAATTAGCAGAACCGTAGTTACCCATTTTAACATATTGACCACCTGCAGAGCCGTTTCCATTTACATATAAATTTTGCTCTGTTGTGTGTCCAACATTTAATTGATTTCTAACTCTCATTGTACCATTAACATCAAAAGCTGCTGACGGTGCATTAGTTCTAAAACCTACTTTTTTATTAGCACTATCTACATATAAAGCTGGATCACTTGAAGATCCAAAAGTACTAACTCCGATTATCTCAACTCCTTGTAATATTTTTACTGCCATTTAATTTAATTTAATAAATAGCAGCGCTGAATTAACAACGCTGCTATTATTTGTTTTACTTGTAAGTTTTATAAACATTAGTCTATTAATGTAACTCTAAGCTCGTACAAATTGTACTCGGTTACATTTTCAGCATATACAACTTGACATGTGTTAGTATCTTTAACACGTATTTCTGCCATAACCATAGTTTTTGTAGATTTCTCCCAAAGTTGAGCTACAACTGATTCGCTTTTCAAGCCGTGAGCAAAGTCATGTACGTTTGTACCTGTACCAGCGGTTGCTTGTCCAACCCATTCACGGTTTGTAATTAACTTAGTACCTTCTGTAGCAAAGTCAGTAACTTGTGTAGCTGGTATTGCTATGTCTTGATCACCTAAAGCTGTAATGATACCTTGCTTGTTTGCTGTTACTGCAACAGTTTTAGTAGCGCTTCCTGCAGTTGTGCTGTTAGCACTTAGCTTATCAGTCATTACAACATCACCAGAAGAAACAGTAAAGTTTGAATCAGAGAAACTAGCTATACCTTTTACAGAAGCAGATGCATCAACTAAATCTAAGTTAGTTTGAACTTCTACCCAGTTTGCTTCAGTTGGTGAAGCACCTTTAGCGTAAGCAGTTTGACAAATAATCAAATCACCTGGTTCAAGATCTATACTAAATATTCCACCAAAGTTACCTTTTGCGGTTATCATAGCATAAGTATCACCAACAACTCCTGCTTGAGGTAAACTTCCACTAGATGGATTTAATCCACCTTTGAACTCCATACCGTTAGTAACAGCATTACTAATAGCAGATTCCATTTGAGCTACAGTAGCAGCATCTTGTGAAGCTGTCGCACCATTAGCAAGACCAGTAATCTTTTTACTGTTCATTGCTAAGTCTGCAGCGGGAGCACCAAACTTGTCTAATGTAATTGTACTAATTGCAACATTACCTTGTACAGATTTTTGACCACTTGCAAAAACACCTGATAACAAGTCAGTAGAAGCAGCAGTAGAACCAGTTGATAATTCAGTTAAATCAAGGTTGAATGTTAAATCACCTGTACCTGAGTGTGCAACGTCAATAGCTGTTCCGCCTTTAAAATCTAATGTTCCACCAATAATATCTGAAACAACTGAAGTTCCATCTACTTCAATAGCTAAAGTACCTGTTGAACTATCTGTCCAAGGAACGCTAACGAAAGCTGCATTTGACGCGTCTAATTGTACAGCGTAGCTTTTACTCTGTAAATTAGTAGCACCTATTTTAATACCACCTAATGCACTAGAAGTAGCAGCACTTAACTGAAACGACTGCCCGTTTAATTGCTCGAAGGCTGATCCATTGTAGTAAAACATGTCTGCGCCTTTTTGATATAATCTACCTGTAGCGACCGTACCCGTTGGAAGAGTATTTCCACTCTCTACAACGAGACCGCTTACAGCATTTGAGCCTAAATCTAAGCTCGATAAAAATTTAATCGCCATTTTTATTTATTTTATGTTAATTGTTAATTAAGATACGCATTACCCTCAACGGCCTCGCTGAAATCCAATTGTATCGTGTTTACATCGGTGAAACTTAGTTCACCAAATATTTCTTCCCCAGACTTACTTATTACAGTTACAGAAGGGTATTTACCAAGGTTATGGTTTACAGTCCAGCTATTATTAGAAGTATTAGCATGTACATAAGTATCAGAAGTTATGTCAACTATTCCATTTACTAAAGATGCTTTTATTAAACCTTTAAAATTTAATTCATCAGCATCGGCCAATATTTCTGTACCATCGTCGCTTACCTTAACACCAGCAGCGCCTCCCAGTTTTATTATTAGCTCATTGTCGGCAATTCCTTTTTTAAACCAATATTCAAATATTTCACCTCCTACTTCTAAACCTACGGTAAGACCTTTGTATCTATAACTAGCATCTAAGTATGATATAGCCGCAGCTTTCGCTGCAGCTATGTCAACTCCTGAATAAGGACCATACTTTGCATCTGCAGGGGCAGTTGTTTTAGCAAGTACGTTATCACTTAGATTTATAGCCATTTTTTATTATTCTCTTATTTGAGCTGTACCAATGGTTGTAACTTTTTGAGCTACATATATTTTAAAGTTTTTTGTCCAATAACCATCTTCTGAAACTATAGACTGTATTGAGCCAGCTGCAAATAAATCAGTTGGTTCAGCGCCTATATTACCAAAGTTAGATGCAGACACATACCACTCTGTTTTAGTATTATAACCTTCAGGTATTGCAAACCAAACCCATTCACCAGCAGCAGCAAAATTCATGTTTAATGTACCAGCAGCAGATCCAACTTGCTTAGTACTATAAGTTCCATTTCCTATTAGTGATGCTACTTCAGCAGCTGATTGTTGAGTAGCAGACTTACCCCAGTAATAAGGCCAATATCCTCTTTTAGTTATTGCTGATGAAGTAATTACTCTACCTATTTGTGGATTATTTACACTTGTTCCTAATGCCCTAGTATCTTGTTGGTCTTTGTTATTTTGTTTAGCATCTCCATCAGTGAAAGTACTCTTTGCTTTCCATGAAAACGTTGAATTAGTTCCTGAGGCTGGTGCTGGTACAATATACTTAGATTGTGTAAATGTTAAAGTTGCACCTGCGTTAGGATTGTTAGGGTTAGTAAAAAACTGATTTGGAACATCTGCTGGCTTTGTAGCAGTTCCAGCTCCACTAGCTAGTTTTGAATAACCTGCACCATTTAAGTTTGCTTGTATTTCTACCTGCGTTATACTTCCGCAGTCATTTTTAACACCTGTTCCAGTTGAAATTATATTAACTTCACTTCCTATTTCTTGAGAAGCAGCCATTCCAGATACAGCAATAACAGAAGTTGGTAATGTATATGTAGGAAGTTGTGTAGGAAATAATAATTCATTCATTAACTCTACCATAGTTTTTGTCTTTAATACGCTAGCTTTTGTAGGTGAAGTAATACCACCTAAAGCTATTGATTCAACATCATCAGCTATCGATGTATTAAAAACAGTGTCTATCGTAACACCATCTGTTCCACTTACCGCTGTAGCTTTAATACCAGATACAAAATCAAATTCATCAGCAGCAGTTTGAACTGAAACACCATCACTTTTAACAGCTACATCTCCACCACCTTGTGATTTAAGAACTAAGTTACTGTCAGCTACACCACCCTGAAACCAATATTCAACAATGGGGTTAGATCCAATTATTAGACCAACTGTTAAACCTTCATATCTAAAAGAAGCTTGCAAGTAGGTTGTAGCTGCTGATTTCGCAGCTGCTAAGTCTGCTCCTGTATATGGTCCGTATTTAGCGTCACCCGGAGCTGTGGTTTTCGCTAATATATTATCACTTAAATTTATTGCCATGATTTATGAAATTGTTGCGTTTATTATTGTAGTTACTTTAGTGGCAATATAAACTTTAAAGTTCACGTTCCACAAGTTGTTGTTTGATTTTATTTGTTGTGTTACTGGTAAAGGAAACAAATCATCTGATTGTTGCCCTATTGTACCGTTGTTTAATGCTGTAGCATACCAAGCTGTTTTATTAGAAAACTTTTCGTAAGTTAAAAACCAGCACCATTCACCATCAGCGTCGAAATTCATTGATAAACTTCCAGCGCTATTAGCTAAAACCTTATTTACTGATGGGTCTCCATTTAATATTAAGTCTGCTATTTCTTGCTGTGTTAATTGAGTTGATGATTTACCATAGTAATATGGGTAATAACCAGTAATTGTCCTATTATTTGATGCTTTACCATTTTGAGGTGCTTGAGGAGCAGAGGACGTTCCTATAGCAGGCGGTCTAGTATCATAAATACCTTTGTTATCTCTTAAAGCAAGCCCAGCAGTGTAGTCCCCAACCGCAGAATAAGTAGTTGTTGTACTTGTTGCGTTTCCTGTGGGTGCTGGAATTGTGTAATCTTTGTCTATTTTAGACGTTGAATATGTTTGATTGGGGTTATTGTCGTTGTCGAAGCCAAATTGTTGACTTAATGGCGTTGTTGTAGTTCCGGATGGGTTTGAAATGCTGTGTAATTCTGATCCGCCTCTTGAAATTGATAAAAAAGTGAATTTACCAGCGTCTTTGTCTGTTCCTACAACTGTTAAATTTGGACTAACTGTCGACCCTATCTCTTTTATTCCTGTAACCGTGCTTGATAAAGCTAAAGTAGCTGGATAATATTGCGGTAAAACAGTAGGAAACAATAAAGTGTCCCACATTTGCACTAAATTCATGGCTTTTATGTCAGAAACTTTTGTTCCGTCAATAAAACCACCAATTGTTGCTGCCATTTCTGTGTCATCACCTAAATTAGTGTTGTATACTGCGTTTAAGTCTGCTTGAGTTCCATCAACTGATACAGATAAACCGCTTTTAAAATTTAAAGAAGTAGCTTCTGCTATCTTTTCTACATCGTCTTCTTTAATAGATATACTACCGCCGCCACTTGTAGGGTCGATGTATGTTAGTCCAGTACCGTCTGCGTTTACAGCTAGTATTTGGTTCGCGTTTCCTATAGTGCTTAGTCCTGTTCCACCAAGTTTTGTTGGAATTACGTCAGAAATACTTATGTTGATGTCACCGGTTTCGGCACTTACTGCTAAAGGAGCTGTAGCTGTAATTTTATCAACAACATCAATGGCTTCTCTTACACTAGATATAGTTATTTGCTTGGTTTTATTTCTGTCTGATATATCGGAAATAACCAATGTATCATCTAAACCAGGTAATGCTTTCCTTTTGTAAGAATATATTACTGCCATTAGTCTTTAGTTTATTTTTTACGTTCTTTTTTAGTTCCCTTACCGTCGTTGCCTCTGTTCTTCTTCACTGATTCAAATCTTTTATCTTTGTGGTCATAGTCTTTTCCTATTAACCATCTTTTACCATGCTTCTTAGCTGCTTTTCTTCTTTCCCTCTGGTTGTGCGCTTTCTTTCTGCGCCTATCATCTGTCTTAGCATACGCTAGATCTCTCTTCTTTTTAGCTGCTCTAGCTTTAGCCGATAATTTAGACATGTTTAATAATTCTTTTTCTTGTTGTATTTTTTAGTTTCTCTATAGGCTTTCCTGTTTCTATAACATTGCCCGTCCTTGTAGAAACCATTACAAGATTTAAAAGACTTATTCTTCTTCTTTTTCTTTCCTCCGCCAATTCCGAATATTCCGCCTAGGAATCCTCCACCTGGGCCAAACTCTAGTGACTGCTCTCCTGAGGCCACTGCGTCCATTCTCATTGCTGATTTATCTCCTAGTTGATATGCCATAATTTATAGTTTTAGTCTTAAATTAGTATATCACAGAAAAACACTCATTTTTACTTAAACAAAAGAAATTATTAGCATATAATATATATGGATAAATTAGATAAAATAAATAAAATAGTAAGTATAATTAAAAGTATAGTGGAAATAATAATGTTATTAATTAGTGTGACATAAGCCTTTTATTATATAAGGTTTAACACCCTATTGTCACAGTTGTAAGATATATAAAACTTAGGTGTTGGGCCCCTATCTCCCTGACTATCAACTAATTACAAAACGGTTTTGTTTTGGCCGAGTCCGCTTAATGTTTTGGTTTCCAGACAGTTACGTTTAGCTTTTCTTATATTAATATATATTAAATTTAAAATTATAGTTTATGTTTTAAGTTTTCTAAATTTAAAAACTAAATACGATGCTAATAAGATAATATATACAAATAAACTAAATAACTTAAATATATAATATGACTATTAATTTAAAATACAATCAATTAAATAAAATTCTAAACAATCAATCAGAAATTAATTTCATAATTGACTCAGATAATTTCTTTGAAGAAAATAATATTGACATGTCTAAATTTAAATCCAATACTTTCATTCTATTTGAATACACAACAAATTGGCCTGAAACTATCCAACTATTAAATCAACATAATATTAACTATTCAATTCATACTGATGAGCTAGAATTAGACTACATTATTATTTAATTAACTAAATATAAACTAATTTTAACATTCACTATTGTAAATAATAGAGAGGACAAGTGTTGTACCTACTAACTAAATTAAACTAATAAACAAACATACACTCACAAACTACAAACCAAATACTAACTTAAATAGATAATATAATAAAAAAAATATGACTAATAAATTAAAAATCAACTCATTACATATATTAAAACTAAATAATAATATATACATACCTTTTCAACCTCATAACTTACCAACATATTTTCAAAATATACCACTTAATCAAATTATAAAATTTAAATCTTACACTTACATTAATTTAAATTCATTAAAACAAACTTTAAAATATTATACAAATAATATTACTTTTAACAAAACAATTAACTCACAATTAATACATCAAAAATAATTTACAAACTAAATACAATAACAAACAGATAATAATAATATATAAACTAAACTAAATAAATAAAAAATATAACTATGTCAAATAATAAACTAACAACAAAAAGATTTGTAATCAGAAAATCATTAATAGGTAATAATACAATAATTACTTTTACTAACAAAAAAGATCAAACATTCACTTATGATCATGATGAAGTATATACTACATTTCAAGAAAAGTTTGAAAGTATGCCTTGTTTTCAACAGTACAAATCTTATACAAATAGTAATACTGTTCCAAAATTCTGTAGAGAATTAGCAGAAATTACAGAGTAAATACAACTACTCTTAGATAATATATAAAACTCTTAGTTGATAGTCATACTTTAGAGAGTATAAACATAATGAATATATGACTGAGCACATAACTGAAATGGTTAGTAGTGAGGTTCGATTCTTCACTCAGTTACTAAATAAAATAATAAAAATGAATAATTTAAATACTACAATAGATAAAATAGCTATGTCAGAATTTGATATGCACTATTATCAACTTGGTGACAATGAGAAACAATGGTGTCATGATGAAATGGTAAACAACCCAAAGTGGTTAGCTCCATTTTGGAAACAAGAAGATTATCAAAGTGAAACTGATAAACTATGTGAAGAACTAGGAATTTTAAACTATAAAAAATAACAACTATGTATAATACTAATAATCCTTCAAATTGGTCTTGGTCAAAAGCCTTTGCAGAAATGGACAAAACTGTTCATGAAGCAGAAATGACTCAACAATGTATAAACCATGTACTCGATTATCCTGGTGAAGCTAATGGTGTTTTTATGACACTAAATAAAACTCAACAAGATGATGTGTATGAAATACTAAATAAAATACTATGAATAAAATTATATTAACAATTGGAATAGCTAGTTCTTTACTAGTATCACCAGCTAAAAAAGATGGTACAGTAGTGTACTCAGTAGAAAGTAATGAATATTTATTAAGCGAAGCTTTAGGTAATATTCAAGATGTAAAAGAATGGATCGCTTGGGATTTATATAATAATAGATTAAATTCAACAATAGCTAATTCTTACTTAGAACATTTAAATCAAGCTGAAGATTTAATTATAAAATTTGAAACAAATAATATACAAACTAAATACAATCGCTAATGGATAATAAAAATGTGAAATATATACAAACAGACAACTTAACAATCATAGATTACGGCGACAGCACAGGTAAATTACTAATATATAATAAAACTAGATCACCTTATGGTTGGAACCCAAGAAATCTTATTGTATCACTGTTTGGCAGACCACTAAAAGAAATTACGTACAACTATGTACAAAAACAAGTAGACAAAGTCTATTCTACTTTTAACTACGACGAAATAGACGAACTAATAAATAAAATAAATAATGAAAATAAATAATATAGCTCCAATAGTATTCGGAATACTAATGATAACACTAATAGCACTTGCAACATCTTGTTCAACTTCTTATAGAGTTTATGATAATAAATTCCATAAAGATTATTGTCAAAAAGTAGAATGTCAAACATGGGCTAATAGATAATATGAAACTAACTAACGAAGAAAAAGATGAAATTACTTGGAGAGTAGTTGATTCACTATACGAAAAACTAGCTAATGAGCTAGAATATGAACTACAAGAGCATGAAAACTTTCCAGAAACTAATGATGCTTACATGAATTTATTCAATGAAATGACAGTAAAAATAGTAAAGTATATGAGAAGTGAGCTCTTTCAACCAATGACTAACGAAGATTTAAAATAATAATATGACAGAACAAAAAGCAATTGAAGCAATCGCTAATGATATACAGGATGGTATCTACGGTTGGACACAGAAATGTGGAACAGAATGGCAAAAGTGGACTTATGCACTAAACCAAGCAAGAAAAATATATGAAGGTGAACTAATAATAGATCTAGAAAATGGCAGTGATTAACAGAGGAAAAGAGTGGGATGTTGATAATGTATTAACTAAACACGAAATGGAAGACTCTAAAACATTAAAAGCAGTAATGTTCTTAATGATACAAGAGCACGTAAAAAGTACACCTAATGATCAAGAATTAGGTATGAGAATAAGAAAAATAGTAAATAATTTCAATGAAAACAATTAAATTTTACCCAAGCGACAGGTCACTAATAAGATTAAATGGCAAACTATTAAAAGGCTACACTATTAATAATATACCAGACGACTATACAAGCTGGTTCAACTACAAAGGCCTTACTTACATAACAAGTTGACAAACAACTGACGAACATGGTGCCTTACAATTTAAAATAAGGCCAGCTCGTATTAAACTGTCGTTTTAAATACTCAGGGAGGAGATATTAAAACAGGTTTGGTACGGGCTTTTCGTGGTATGAAACATATTAAAATAACAATGAAAGAAATATATGATGCTATGAAGCCTAATGTGTATAAAAATAAAAAGAAATACACTCGTAAAACAAAACACAAACTAAATACGAACGCTAATAGATAATATATACATGAAATGTACACATAAAATTCCACAAGCAAGATTAGATCTTGGCTATACCGTGTGTGTTGACTGCTCAACAGTTCAAAAACTTGGCTGCATCGACACCATAAACCATAAAACAGGCAACTCAATACAAGTTATGTCACGTGAAGATGCAGACAAAGCTAGTAAGTTAACTAAACGAGCTGGCTTCGGTATACTAAGATCTATGGCTGGTGGGTCTAGTCAACGTAAAGCTAAAATACTTCATGGATGCTCAACTACTTATGTAGGTAACGACGTTTTGTTCGAGCAAATAGGTAAAACTTACATGGATTACTTAGATGTTGACAAAGATATTGCACAGCGCTATCTCGATCGAGCGCTAGACAAAGCAGAAATATCTGAATTACAGTATAATAAGATAAAAATGCTATGTCACAGACTAAATACGATCACTATTTGATAATATATATTAATAATATATGAATAAAATAACAAAACAACTCGAAAACTTGTATTCTTGGACAAAATTCTATCAAGATCGAGGCAATAAAGAACAAATAAGAAAGTGTCAAACTGAGATCGCACAGTTGAAACAAGCGTTTAATCAATTAAAATCTAAGAAAAATGGCAAAAAATAGAACGCTAAATGAAATTAGACAATCAAAAGAGTATCAAAGAGCTTTAGATATTCAAACAGAAAAAGTTAAAGACGACAGAACTCATCCATGTAGTGAGTCTACAGCTAAAGCAATAGCTGAACATCAACTTGAATTAAAAGGTGAAAACTTTTATAGAAATCCTTTTTCTCACGCAGATGTAGATAAAACCGTTGATCAAATAGTAGAAAATTTAGATGGTCACATATATGACTTAATATTTCAAGCAGTTTGTGATGGAATGAATAATCACTATGTATTTGACTCAACAGAATACTTAACTGAAGCAGGTTTAGAACTATTTGAAGACGAATGGTTTGAGTTTTATCATGAAAATCATGGTAAAATAATACATAAAGTAATACAAAAACTAAAGTAATGAAGAAATTTAACGGAATGGAGTCAAATCTTATTATAGATGCGCTACAATTTTATGTAGCTCAAGTAGAAAAAGATATATTAGAATTAGAAAAAGAAGGTAAAACATCTATATTTGCACCTGGTTTTTATACTATGATCTCAAAAGACTTGAAAGATAAAGTAAAATCTATGACTAAAAAAGCAAAAATATGAATTACGCTATATTTGACATGGATGATACTCTATGCACTTTAGAGCATCGTAGAAACAAAGCAATGGAATCAGGTAGCATGAATTTTAATATATTATTTGATCCTAAGCTAGTTGAATACGACTTACCTGAAGATCATGTAGTAGATTTAGCTCAAACACTAAAAATGTTTAATACTAAAATAATAGTAATGACAGCTAGGCCATATTATATGGATATAGCTACACGTAAGTGGTTGGTTAAGAACAACATACCTTTTGATCAATTAATAACTAAAGAAAAAAATAAAGTATTTCAAAAGTCTAGCTTATGGAAAGAGTCTAAATTACAAGAGCTATTACAAGATATTAGTATTGAGCAAATAGTTTTATCTATTGATGATAACATTGATAATCAAGCAATGTTTGAATCGTATGGTATACCTATATTTAATCCACTATTACAGTAATACAAACTAAATACGAACACTATAAGATAATAAAAATATGTTATACGATAAATTAAAACCACATATCAAAGCCAAGATGAAAGAAAATGCTGAAGAGTATCAGTCTGTCAACTGGCTAATTGATAACCTTAAAACCAAAGACCATTACTCTGACTTAACTATTGAGCAGATAAGATCTATCTGTACATTTGGCGATGTATGGTATTATGATCTTACGCAAAAAGAGTTAATATGGGGTGATTGGCTAATAAAACAATAAATATGAACGAAGAAAAACTAGCAATAGATACACTAACAGCACTAGGCGCTAAAGACACATCAAGTCCATCTCAAACAAAAAGAGGTAC